TCTATCACCATCTCCTCGAGCACTTCCCACTGAAGTTTCAGGTATTCGTTTTTCGGAAAGCCTTCAAGTATCGAATTGATAAACGCTTGGCTTGCCATTTTCTTCAGATCCATACGTCACCTCGCAGTACGTTTGCGGCGTATAAATAGTAATTGTGATTGTGGCCTAAGCGCTCGTGCAGACGCATCAGTATGTCAATGCACTGCTCAATACCGTCGTTCAAACCTTCTTGGTACGCCTCGGTCACGGCATTGTGCTTGGCGTGCTCGCGGTCAATGTAGCGGTCTTCATCCATAAAGCACCCTCTTAATATGATCAGGCAGCGTAGGCAGCGGCGCCCAAGCAATAGCCCATTTATCCCAAACACCAATCACGCACACGCCACCAGGGTTCAGCAGCAACATCTTTACGCCAAGTGGTGGCGGGTCATCTTGCGGTGTACGCCAAACGGTATGGCCTGCGATGTAGTCCTTCACACCACAGCTCGCAAGTTACGCTTAATCGGCTTACCCCATTGCGACTGATAACCCTTGCCGTACAACCCTACAGCGGCATCGCTGGCAAAGGTTAACGCCAATGCGTCAGCCATATCGGGCGAGCCCAAACCGCGCTTGCGCATCTCGTCCTTACTTTCCAGTTTCATCTTGCCGTTGGAATTGAACGCGTAACGCGGCGCCACTAGTTCCGCCAACAAGGACTCATCTTTCGGCAATTTGCAATCGCGTTTCTCCAACCACGCTTTCATCTTGCCCCATAGCTCGGCACGCAAGTTCGTGTAAATGGTTCCCATGGCAGGGGACTCGGAAACGTTAATCCCACGCGCAGGAAGGTTCAATTCGCGCAGGCGGTCCACAACACCGGCCCCCAGGCCAATCGAATCAACAAGGATTTCGATCGGCCTATCTTCTAGCCGCATGGCCTCGTATTCCGCGACCACCGCGCCTGTGGTTTGCATCAGATCCAGATTCCGCCACTTGCGTATCTCGGACACTGTATTGCCCTGGCGCTTGCACAGTGCCGTGGCATCCGTTCCAAACCTCGCCACATCCAGCCCCCACACAATAGCTGCTTCGCTTGTTGGCAATACATCTCTATGAAACGCGCTATCCACTAGCTCAACACCAATAAGCGTATCGTCATCCGAGCGCGGAAACTCACCCAGGACACGCACGCGGAACGCGTTGGAGTCCTCGCCGTAGCGAGCCGCCATGTCAGCAATGTATTCCTTGGAAACGCGCTTCGAGTCATGGCATGACACGCGGCGCGTCCACCATTCATCCTTCAACCGATGGTGCGTGTCGAAGAAAAACCCCGAAGACTTTGTAGGGTTCCCAAGCAAAATCGTCACAGCGTTATGCCCGGACATGGAACCGGCAGCGGCCTCGAAGACGCTCTCAGGAATACCCGACGCTTCATCCGCCACCAGCATCACATAATCAGCGTGAACGCCCTGCAAGGCCTCGGGTTGCTCGGCGCGGGATGTTCTAGCTGAAATAAACGCTTCAGTGGGCGATGCTTTCAATTCAATCCGATCGGTTTTCGGATCAAGCAACTCGCGCCAGGCGTCAGGTAGCTCCTTATGCCAACGCTTCAGCTCAGCAAACAAAGCGTCATACAACTGCGAACTCGTAGGCGCAGTCACCACCACCTTGGATGGGTAACGCGTTAGCACAAAGTGCAGCATCGCCCAAGACGCTGCCGTGGACTTTCCTACGCCATGGCCTGAGCGAATCGAGATCTTCCGTTCACCGTTGCTTACAGCCGCCAAGAACTCATCTTGCCAAGCATCCGGATCTACCCCTAAAACTTCACGCACAAACAGCGGCGCGTTCTTGCGGTACTTGTTAAGCGCCTGGCGAAACACAGCCACCAAATCATTAGACGCATCCACGATTAATCACCTTCTGAATAGCGGTATGCGAAACCTTAACACCGTGGCGACGCCCGACTTCCCAAGCAATGATGCGCAATGAATACCGACCCGCCAAGCTCTTAATCGTTTCCAGCGCTTCCTGCTGTTCAGGCACAGGAATAAGCCTTGCACTCTTACCTGAACCATCTACCGCATAACCAAACGGCGGTTTGCCGCCAACGTGACCACCTTGGGACTTCTTGGCGGCTTGCCCGGTGCGCTGGCGATCCTTGATCACTCTGCGCTCGTGGGTGGCAAATGCCGCCATGATCTCAAGCATCAGTTGCCCATAAATGTTTTTCTCGTCCGTGACATCGCCATGACCGTTGATGATCAACCTTATCCCATCACGCTTGAACTCATGCACCACATTCAACGTGTCCATCGAGTTGCGGCTAAACCTATCCAGCTTTGCCACAATCACAACATCACCGCGCTTCAGCGTCACACCGTTTGCCGCCAAACGACCAATGAATCCCAAATGCCCTGACACGCCAGCGTCCTCGATGAACTGATCAATGATCAGGTTATGCGTGAGTGCATTGCCTTCCACTTCGCGGCGCTGCGTATCCAAACTCGTGCCGCTGGCCTGTTCATCCGTGGACACGCGCAAGTAAGCGTAAACGCTCATAGCGCCACCCAAACCATGATCGCGTAGAGAGCGCCAAACATTGCGCCGCCAAGTATCAGTGTTGCGTTCGTAGATTTCATCACTTCTTCCTGTGTTTTGTTGGTGAATCAATTACACCACGTTTACAGTCATTTGTAATCGCTATCAAAATTTTTTTTGACGCCAGCCGACGAACGGATAAGCGGTAGGTGGGGGGTCCACATTAGCCATTGCACGAAGTGCGAGTGGCGCGTGTGGGGTGCCGCGCCAACGCCGCCCCCTCGAAATCGACAAGGGGGGGTCGCGCCAGCGGCGCGGAGCCCGGAGTGTCGCGTCAGCGCGACAGGTTACCCGTTGTGCGGTGCAACATCTAAGGTGTTGTCATCTTCGTTTACGGAGATTACAGCATCGGCGTGCTTTGACGCCATCAGGTGCGCCTGGTTCAGGTTGACCTGTATAGCCACTTGATGTTGCTTATCGCCATAGACCGCCTGGTTCCACTTCCCTGCCAGCCATTGCCGGTAACGCGCTCTAACGTTCGCCAAATTCGCTGAAGCCACGTCCGCCGAATCAACAATCGTCAGCCCTTGCTCCGCCAAAGCGTGCGCGGCACGCGCACGTGCACGCGAGAACTCTTCGCTGCGCTTCGGCGTTGTTTCCGCCCACGCGTAAAACGCGCCCTCGCTCACTTCCAACCTTCCAACGATGTCCGTTATCTTGACTCCGCTTGCAATGTCCTCGAATAACTTTTCCTCGCCACCCGGATACCGATGAATCGACCTATTGACAATGGACCGAGCCTCGCGCCTTTTCTTGTTGGACATTTCAGCGACTTGGCTTTGCTCAGAAACAGCTAACCCTCCCCCCGCGCCACGCGCTTCGCGCAATGCGCCGCTATCCACGCTTTCCGCCTCGCTATCACGCTTCACATCATCCATGTTCACTTAGCCTTTCCTTTCATCGATTCCATGATCTCAACCGTCTTTTCGCTCAAAGTGTAACCGTCGTCTGTTCCCGTGTCACCCGAAAACACTGGCCCCACATCCTCTGGCTGGATCACTGACATCACTTCCGTACCAGGCATCGCTCGCTTCAATCTAATCGCCTGCGTAAACACGGGCGCAGCCAGGATCACCGCCAACTCATCCAAGGTCCACACATCCACTTCAACGCGTTGCTGAGAATACGCCCAAGCCGAGTCCGCGTTAGCCGCCACCGCGAAAACACTCCCGTCTTCCCGCTGACCCTCCAACACATCCTCATGCAACGGTTCCGCGCCACCGGATTCCGCTTCCTTCTCTAACGCGTCATACGCTCGCATCATCCCGCCAACCGCTGACCTGTAACTCTCCACGTCTCGGCTCTGATACGCCAAACGACAACGGTGAATCTGCCGCCAATACTTCAAACGCGTTTCCTCGCTCACTAATTCCGCCAAACGATCCAAGCCCCAACGCTGATCCGCTTTCCTCTTCCTCGCCACAACACCTAACGCCAAACTGTTCAACGCCAACACGATCGGGTCACGCTCTTCAAAGGGTTCCTTCAACCCATCAAACTTTGTCCCGCCATGTAAAGCCTCATAAACCTTTCCACGCTTACTCGTTCTCGCCATAACCAAAAACTCCTCTCTTTTCGCTTTCCGCCATACCAACCGTCCGGAACATTTCACCGTCCGAATGTGTGTCTTTCAGACACACACACATTTCGGACGCTATGAAATTTTGTTCGATGGCGTTTTCGGACAACTTAGGACGCTTTTTCGGACTGTTTCGGACGTTTAACTGCATTTCGGACGTTTACTTTCGGACGGCAAAATCCTTGAAATTTACTTTCGGACGCAATCCGGACGCTAAACCACGTTTTTTTGCCTATTTTTTAAGCATTTTTCGGTATTTCATCATCAAGTTCGGACGGCATTTCGGACGCCTAAAAACCTTCCTCGTTAACCGGTTTGATCCAAGCCAAATCATTCCTGATGGCGGCAAACCCTAACTCAACCAACTTATCCTTAATTTCCTTCCACCGCTTTCGCTTATCTGATTCCTCTACATCGCTTCCAAGCCTGGCGTACACCTCATCCCGCCAACGGTCTAACGTCACCGCTCGATGGCGTTCTCCCTGCACAATCTGGTACTGCCCTTCAACCTTCACAATATGGCGTAACGCTTCCCTGCCCATCGACTGATGCTTACCCCTTCCCGCGTTTGCTCTTGATCCTTGTGGCGGCTTAAAGCCAATGCCATCCGGTAACTGTCCATCGAATGGCTTAACCACTAACGTGGCGGATGAATCATCCTCAAACCCCAGGTTTAACTTGGCGGCAGACGTTTCTGATTGATCAAAACTCACTGTATCCATCGAAAAATGGATTTCCACACCGTCCTTGCCATCCTTTTGTTTGGTAACTTTTAGGGTTCCTGACATTTGATCGATATGGCGGGAAATCTCAATCTGCGTATCCACAGCGCCCAGGAAACTGGAATGCCCTCTAAGCCCTAGCGACGCGTCTTTTCCTGAGTGGTGGACAACTAAGAGCGCCGCGCCCGTGGCTTCCTGCAAGCGTCCACAGTTGGAGATGAAGGAGCCCATGTCCTCTGACGCGTTCTCGTTGCCTCCGCCAAAGGCGCGGGCTAGCGTGTCAATAATGATCAATTTCGGACGCTGTATTTCGGACGATTTGATGGCGATGATCAAGTCCTCAAAATCCTGATCCGATGACCTTAAGTTCACCTGTGACCTGATCACGCCAACCGGTATGTCCGTGAGTTCATAAGCATGGCGTAAACCAGCAATCCGAGTTCCGATACCGCCATGCCCTTCACCCGCGATGTACAGCACCTCCCCCGGCTCATGCACTTCGTGCGCCAGCCACGCGGACCCGCTGGCAATCATGGCGGCTAGGTGCAATGCAATGAACGATTTGAATGTGCCTGGTGGCCCGTATAGCGCCATGAAAGCCTTTTGCGGCACGATCCTATCCACCAACCACTTCACCGGTTCGTCCTTGGCGTCACGCCACATCTCGACCTTGTAGCGCTGCTGCGCTTGCGCCTCGATCACTTCCGGGAACGGTTCGGGTTCCGGCGCAACCGATTCGGGTTCGCTCTCAGCCTCCTCGTTCCCTGTTAGTCGTTGTGGCGGCTCAAGCTCCTCGAAATCCTCAACCACGCTCGCTAGCGCAACCGTGGCTTTGAATTGCTCAAACGTGTGGCCCTCGATGTACTCCACAGCATCGTCGCCAATAGCGGACTGATCATCCGCCAGATCCACAACCTTAATGGCTTGCGCAGTGCCTAGAAGCGCCCTTACGACACGTTTGGCGTACTTCCAGCCTGGTATGTCGTTATCGGGTATGACCACCACCAATCGACCATGAAACCATGGCGTGATCGCCGCAGGCCAATCGCTTGAACCTTGGTGCGCTGACACGGCTACAACGCCATAAAACCCTGCCAGGAACTCCGCCGCCTTTTCCCCTTCGCAAATGAACACAGGGTCGTTTGGCTTGGCGATCATGGCCGGCAAGTTGTACGGTATCGGCGTCCAGTTACGAATCGTCGGCACCCGCTCACCGTTCATGATGTGGTACTGGCGGTAAGTCTTGCTGCCGTCCTCTAACTCGTACCGGACCTTTTGCGCTGTGACTTCGCCAAACTCGTCCACATAATCCCAGGCCGTTACTTCTTTCATGTTTGGCGGCACAATCGGTCGGATACCAGACAACGGATCACGCGCCACTGCTGGCCTGTTCCAGTTCAACCCGCCCGTAGGTAAGTGCTGCTTCATGGCGGCAAACACATCCGACTGATCGCACCCGCCAAAGCACTTAAACAGCCACTTATCGCCGTTTTGCGTGATCGCTAGAGAAGGATGCCGATCACCGTTTCCCGACCCATGCCCCGGCACAGGGCAAGATGCCAACCACCCTCTCGCATAACGCTTGGCGTTACCAAGCATTTGCGCCAATTGCTCTGCTGTCATCTCGGCACCGCCGGATTGCCCTGCAATGTGATCCCGACGTGATGCTTCTGGTCAAACGAATGGCGGACCACGGCCCCTGCTGAAACCTTGATACCTCTGGTTAGCACCTTCTTCGGCAGCACATAACTGCCAATGCCTAAGATGCAACCCATCCCGATTTCGCAATCGCCGCAGATTTCCGTCTTAGGGAACATGGTTGTCCACGAATCCACAATCGAGTCATGCCCCACCGTCGCGTGCGTATTCATGAAGACCCACTCGCACAAGATGGCGTCAGCCGTGACAATGCACTGCGGAGCCAAAACGCAACCCATGCCAATCGTTGCGTATGGCGAGATCGTGCAAGTGGGATGGATATATGTCGCCCATCGCATTTCGTTCTTCTCCACAATGGCACGCTTGACCTCTGGGTCAGCCACCGCCAACAAGAACTTCGCCCCAGGAAACGCGCCGACGCGGATGTTTTCAACAACGGCGTACTTGCGCCCAAACCTGTTGTCGCCAAAAGGTTCCGATGACACCACGCACACCACCTCGTCCTTGCCTTCGGCTTCAATATAGCTAATCAACTCCTTGGCGAGCCCACCTGATCCAAAAATGATGTATTTGTTATTCATTGCTCACCCCTTGCTTTCAACTTTTTCATAAGTCATTTCAAAGATGTCAGGCTTGCATGGGTAATGTTCGCCTTTAACGCCAGTAATGATCCAGTCTCCTGGGCAAACAATGTGGCCGCCTTCCAGCGTGTCAATCCAGCCGTGGTTGTGCATGATGTCTCCGCAGTGTTTGCACGCTGTTTGACCGTCAACATCTGGCGTGCGGTAATAGCGCACGATGTCGCCTTCCCATTGCATCTGCTTGCGGTACTCTGGTGAAAACGTGACCAGTTCGCCACCAGCAAAACCGTCGTGCGTCTCGCTGTAATCCATCGGGTGATCACCGTTCTTGAACCATTGTGTGGCCTCGACGACCACGGGTTTCTTTCTAAATTTCATTCCTCATCCCTTGCTCTGATTGCGTCTGCGTATTGCCTGCCCATGTAGAACTCGTCATCCGCAGCTTGCTCACACACCTTCGCACACGCCTCGCGCTCGCGCTCCCTGATCTGCCACTCCAACTCTTTCAGCAGGTCTTCCACGGTGTCGCCGTGGCCTGTGGCATAGCCTTGTCGCATCATCCATGCAGCCACTTTCTCACGCTCTGCTGCTGCGACAAGTGCGGCGAAGCGTTCAAGATCTTCATCAATGCCTGTCACACGCAGCAAGAATCCCTGTTCTAGATTGAACCCAGCTTCTCTTGCCATCTTGATAATGTCTTCTCGTGTCATTTCAACCTCTCCTTCAGTGCGTCTCTTAGCTCTCGATAAGCATCGTCGTTGCCACGCTGTGCCTCATACTCCAAAGCATCCAAACACTTCCTCAGCAGCTCTGTATCGTCGTTGTACCTGTCATCAAAAGCCTTCACCGTGTCCCAATCGGGCTTGAAATCGTTCTGGTGTGCGTTGTGATCGCC